GTCAAACAGTTCTTGTTACAGGAGAAGAATTAGCACTTGCAACAGACACGGTAGATGTGATATCATGGAACCCAATAATTCCAGGAGCAACTGGTGTTTGGATTCCAATAGATCCAGATAACCCATAGGAGAATAAATGGCATCAAGTACGTCAAACGATTTAAAATTAGAACTCATTACTACCGGTGAAAAATCAGGTACATGGGGAACTATCACTAATACAAACTTACAAATTTTAGAACAAGCATCATCAGGATATTTATCTCTAGCGGTAGGCTCAAGTGATGTAGCATTATCATTAGCTAATTATGCAACATCAAATGGTAAGAATTTATACTATAAGTTAACTGGTACATTAACTGCAAATAGAACAGTGACTATGCCAGATAGTGCTGAAAGAGTTTTTATAGTTGAAGATGCAACAGACAGATCTTCTTCTTTATATACATTAACTGTTAAAACAGTTTCAGGAACAGGGCTTGCTTTACCAGTTGGATCAACAACAGTTTTATATTCTGATGGAACTAATATTACAGGTAAATTACAAACTAAAGGATATATTACACCTGGAGCAACCTATACAACGGTTAATGGTGATCAAGTGTTAGTTGATACATCAGGAGGTGGTATTGGTGCACCGGTTACAATTAATTTACCCGTATCCCCTGCAATAGGTAATGAAGTTCATTTTATAGATTCAGGTAATAACCTTGCATCAAACAATTTAACAATCGGTAGAAATAGTTCTAATATTTTAGGCTCTGCTTCTGATTTAGTAGTATCTACAAACACAGCGGCATTTACTTTAGTTTATGTTAATGCAACAAGAGGCTGGGTATATAAAGATAACATATAGGAGCACGGACCATGGCTCTAATTGATTTTAAAGTCTTACCAGGAATAGACAAGCAAGATACCACATCTGGTGCAGAAAACAGATGGGTTGATTGTGATAACACAAGATTCAGATATGGACTACCAGAAAAAGTTGGTGGTTGGTCATCATTAATTACAGATACAATAGTAGGTGTCGCAAGACGTCAATTTGCTTTTGTAGATATATCTGGAAATAGATACATTGCAATTGGAACAGATAAATTTTTACTAATATATTTTGAAGGTCAACTTTATGATGTTACTCCTTTAAAAGCTACACTATCCTCTTCAACTATTGCAACAACAGATGCATCTCCAATATGTTCTATTACAACTTCTTCAGACCATAATTTATCTTCAGGTGATATTGTTTTATTAGACAATGTAACTTTACCTGTAGGTACAGGTTTTGCTGATTCTGATTTTGAAGATAAACTATTTCAAGTAACAACTGTTACATCAACAACTGTATTTACAATTACTCAAAGTTCTAATGCAACAGCAACAGTTGCAACAGGTGGAAGTATAGATGTTAAACCTTATGAACAAGTTGGTCCTGCAGAACAATCGTATGGTTATGGTTGGGGTATTGATACTTGGGGCAGTGGTGCATGGGGTGAAGCCGCTTCTGCATCTGATGTTAGTCTTGAACCTGGATTATGGTCATTAAGTAATTTTGGAGAAGTATTAGTTGCAACGATTGCAAATGGAAAAACATTTACATGGAATGCAGGAGACGCTGCAAGATTAACAACAAGAGCATCAACAACTACATCAGGGTTCGAGACAACAAACAACCCAACAGCAACTAGAGTATCTTTAGTATCTCCTACAACACGTCACTTGATTCATCTTGGAACTGAAACAACTATTGGAGATACTTCTACACAAGATGATATGTTTATAAGATTTTCTGATCAAGAAGATATAAATGATTATACACCAACAGCAATTAATAGTGCTGGTACACAAAGATTACAAGATGGAACTAAAATTATAGGTTCATTAAAAGCAAAGGAAACAATTCTAGTTTGGACAGATAACGCACTGTACACAATGAAATTTATTGGTGCACCTTTTACATTTGGATTTGAACAAGTTGGAACCAACTGTGGATTGATTGGTAAAAATGCAGCAATAGAAATAGATGGTGCTGCGTTTTGGATGTCTAATAATGGTTTCTTTATGTTTGATGGTACAGTTAAATCTCTACCTTGTTCTGTTGAAGACTATGTTTATGATCAAGCAGATACAACTAAAGGCCAACAAATTTATGCTGGAATAAATAATTTATATACAGAAGTTGTTTGGTATTATCCATCTCAAGGTTCTGATTACAATGATCAATACGTTGTATTTAATTATGGAGAACCTATGAAAGGTGGTGTTTGGTATATAGGAACGGAAGCTAGAACTTCTTGGATTGATGCTAGTGTATATCCTAAGCCATCAGCTACTAAATTTAATAATTCAGCTGTTGGTACTTTTCCAGTTATTGTTGGAGAAGATGGGTTAGGTCAAACAACTTTATTTGAACATGAAGTAGGAACCGATCAAGTTAATCCTGATGGTAGTACAACAACGGTTACTTCATTTATAAAATCATTTGATTTTGATTTACAAGCAAAACAACAAAATGCACAAGGTAGATCAACTGGTCCAACTATTTCAGGAGAAGTATTTTTAGCCATGAGAAGGTTTGTACCAGATTTTAAAGATTTACAAGGTAATGCAAAAGTAACTTTAGCAGTTAAACGTTATCCTCAACAATCGGACACAGTCACATCTTTAAGTCCCTTTACAATTAATGCTAGCACTGATAAAAAGGACACTAGGGCCAGAGGAAGATTTGTTAATATTAAAATAGAAAATACTGATGTTAGTGAGTCTTGGCGTTTTGGAACTTTAAGAATAGATATACAACCAGATGGACGTAGATAATGGCTAAAGTAATAGTGAGAATACCAGAACCCAAAGAAGAATATGATGTATCAAACCAGAAACAAATTAACAGAGCTATTGCTTTAGTAGTTGAACAATTAAACTCAACATTTTTAGATGAACTTAAACAAGAGACTGAAAGGTTTACTTGGTTTAAATCATCAGGGAGTAATAGTTAATGGCTAATATTTATAGAAACGCACAATTTAATTTAACTACAACAGATGTAACAGATGTTTATACAGTACCCTCAAACTCAAGAGCTATTATTCAAAACATACACACTGCAAATGTAGGTGGTGGAAACACGGAAATAAAAGCTTTTTTATATGATAATTCTGCAACAACTGCTTTTCAATTTGCTGAACATACTGTAAACTCAGGGGATTCTAAGTCTATCTCTGATGGCTCAATTGTGTTAGAAGAGAATGATAAACTACAGCTACAAGCTGCTTCAGGAAATATATTTGAAGGAACTTGTGCTATACTAGAAATTAACAGGGATTAAGGAGATAATATGGCGTTTAAAGAAGAAGGCGAAGTAAATTACACAATCATAAATGGTAAAAAAGTACCTGTTGTAAAATGTGAAACAGAAGTAGTATTAAGAAATACACAAACTAATTACGAGTACAATTCAGATAAAGAAGCAGAAGATGATATTGCTAACCCAGCAACTGCTACTCAAAAAGAACATGTAACAAGATCATTAAAAATTAAAGTAGCAGCAATGCCACCATTAGGAGCAGCGTCAGAGTAATGGCAATAACAAACGCACAACAAGCTAAGCAGTTACAACAAGAAGGTGGACCTATGAGAAAAATCAAAGGTCAAGACCACATGTTGGCTTACATTACACCAAACGAAGCTGACAAACTAGTTAAGTTAGGTGGTCAAGAAACAATGACACCTGAAGGAATTTTAGCTTATCCTGAGTTTGATAATTATACAGAGTCTAGTCTTGCAGGTACATCATCAGCAGGTAGTGGTATGTCTAGATCTGAATTTGAAGGTGGTGCATATAGTGGAACAGGTAATGCAGGAGATGGAGTTATTCAACAATACAATAAACCAAAAGAAAAACCTCCAGTAATACCAAAGAAAAAACCCAAAAAGACAAAAGATAATTATAAAAAATCAAGTCAGTTTACTACACCTACATTAGCAGCATTTAATTTTTTAGGAAATCAATTAAAAAATTCTAAGTTTGGTCAATATTTAAATACAAAAGCAAGAGAAGATTATTTAGAAAATTTAAAAGAAGACGATCCTGATTTATATCAAGCCACTGTAGATGATTTAGCAAAACTAGGTTATGCAACAAGAGACGTTGAAATTTATGGACCTAAAGGAAAACAAGATGGGCCAATGGCTCCAGGAAGAGATATAGAAACATTTACAGATTTATATGAAGATCAAGCTAAATCAATTTTAAATACTGTTAGAGATAGTGACGATGGAGGTGTCGGTACTTTATATGATGATTATTTAGATTCACTTAATACCCCTACAGGCGGTGGCGGTGGAGATAATCAAGTAATGGATCCATGTTTAGGACCCAACCCACCGGCTTATTGTTTTGTTAATAATGACCCAACCGAAGAAGATGCAACACCAGATAGAAATTTAGGTGGTCTTGCTCCAAGATTCGCGGGCTCTATATTTGATTTCACAGGCCTTGCAGAAGGTGGCAGAGTTGCTGCTCAACAAGGTGGGATTATGCCAAGATTAAATGATTTAAGTGGTGATGTATCTTCTGCAGAACAAATGTTACAAGAAATTAATCAAAGATTACAATCAGCTGAATCTACTTTAGGTGAAGGTGGTGGAGGTACTTTAGCAAA